CCAAAATTGCATCCTCGTGTTCGGTGTGATTGAACGTTAAAGCGGAATCTGAGTCGGACCACGTACCAGAGGCGACTTGAATTGGACGAGTCAAATAAGCATAAAGGGAGGAATAGGTTTCATCGCGAGCTGTCTTGGGTATGGATTCCACAATGGACTCTAGAACAGCTACGTCCTTGGGAGAATCGTCCACAAAAGTTGTAATGCTTTGTTGGTCAACACCTCCGTCGGCAAATTGAGGTTTTGTCATAGTCGGGGTTAGGTCAGCAGGTTGTTCGTCAACGGGTTGTGCGTTTGAGTTCCGAGGCTCGGCTAAATTGTTAGGAGCAGTTGGTAGTTTTTCAAGCTAAAAATGACCGGCTAGGACATAAAAAGCTTTAGCCGTGCGTTTCTTTTGAAGTAGAAACGCAAAGAACTTCGAGATTACATTCGCAGGAAACTCTTATCGACTGTAGAGTCTCCCCATTGTAATTTGAATTGGCCGGTTTTATAGCATTCCAGCAATGCTTTGCGCGTAAACATCTGTGGAAGACGTCCCAGTTCGTGGTATACGGCGCTTGAGAGTTTGTCAACATATTGAAAGGTTTCTTCGTCGTGTAATGCCAATTCTCGAATAGCTGTTTGGACATTATCTATGGTTGCTCGTGCTATATCATCTCCGCGCACCCAGTTGCACATCTCTAACACAACACCTAATTCCAAAGGCGCCACGTGTCTACCTAAGTAGGGTTCGTAACGGAAATGGCGTTTGAGGTATTTTATGTTATCAATGTCCACATAGGGTTGCAGATTTCCAGTCTTCTCAGCATCAGTGTAAGTTAGTCCCACTTGGGCGTACCCGCGTTGTAAAGCGAAGGAGTCCAAATTGGTTCCAGGTCTTACATTGATGTTTACGTCGTCTCCATAGCATACCATAGAACAATAGTCTTCAAAACATTGAGGTGGCAAATTGGTTTCCTTAGAGAAAGCATATCGTGTAGCCAGCTTAACTGCTAGACAATTGATGATAGTTGTCGCAGCATTGCCCGATGGTTGAGAGTGTGCCCATACATACAGGGTGTCATGTAGTAAATGGACAGAATTCAC